GCCAAGGGCAGCTCTAAGGACTTTCCTGACTTGGTTCGCTATTTATGCCTTTCCGGAGTCAACAACGTGGAGGGCGACATACTTATGTGCCGTGGTGGGGGGAGCTACTGATGAGCGACAAGGATTATCTCTGGTCCGAGCTGACGCGCAAAAACCCGCGCCTGCTGGAAGACCCTCATTTCACTCCGGCCAGCATGCGCAAGTTCTTTGACGTGATCTACGACAAGGCATGGAACCATGGCTATTCATTGGCGAGATCAATGCCTACGTCCAAGGGCGCCGACCTGTTCACCACATTCTTCGGGACCAAGCCATGACAACCCTCGACCGCCGACAACCTCCTCCACCGGAAGACTGGAAGTGCGCTCCCGGCGGACACCCTCTTTGTCAGGTGTGCGACAAACCGCTCGGCACCCGATTCCTCCGCGACCCGCAGCTAGGCCCCTGCTGCATGGACTGCGCCCCTCACGTTCTCAACGCGGATAAGATGTTATACTACGCAAGATTCTTGTAAGAAAAACACCCCCTTATTTCTTTCAAAAGCGCAATAGCTCACGGATAAAAAACACAACACATGTTCAAAACTATAACCAAAACTATCCCGCTCGACCTATACGATGCCGGCGAAGACTTCGACAAGAAGGCTGCCCTCGCCTTTACCCGCGAGCAGGCGCCGCCGGCCTACCTCGCCGTCATGCTCAACCTGCAGGACCGCATTGCCGATGCCTCAGACTTGGCGACAAACATGGCCACAGCCAAGGATCACGGCTTTCTCGCCCATGCCGCCGGCCAGCTCAATGCGCTGCAAGAGCTGCGGAGCGACTTGGAGCAGAAGCGCGCCGAAGCAAGCAAGCTGTCGTAATGCCAGCTTGGCTGGTCGCTATGTTGCATTGCGTCACACGAACTGCACACAAACAGAGTAAAAATTACGCCATTCGCGCCAAATGTTCCTCCAGAACATTTGCGCATAGACACATAGAACGTGTCGTTCTGTATTCCCGAATAGCGAATGTATTTACATTGCAAAACATTTTGCTTGCTGTGTGTGCTGTTGTGTGCTATTAGTAAGCGGAAGTAGGGCTTCATGCCCAAATTCAGCGGTCCTACGCGCCGCTCCCCAGAATCGCGTTGGCGCACCACTTAGGGGGTTTTCCTTATGGCGACAGAAATGGCGGCCACGGCCGCAGGAACGGATGACGGCGATGTAGTTTCGATGGCTTTAGCCGACTTGGGAATGTCCAAGCCGGAAGAAGAAGTCAAAGACGAGCCGAAGTCTGAGGAGACGATCTCTGACAATTCTGACGAAACCAAGGACGAGGAGGAATCCGAAGACCCCGGTGACGATGTAGCTGACGAACCAGAGGAGGAGGACGAGGAGCCCGAAACTGAGGACAAAGATCCCAGCGACGAAGAGGCCCCGAACAAGGACAAGGTTCAACGGCGAATCGACAAACTGATCGCCAAGCAGCGCGAGGCAGAGGAGCGAGCAACGGCGAGCGGTGCAGAGCTAGAGCAACTAAAGGCGGCCAAAGCCGACCTAGAGGCCCAGCTTAACCAGACATCCCGCCCAATCCTGTCACCCACAGCCGACAACCCGTTGGCCGATGTAGACAGTGAGGACGCTCTCGACCAGCGCATTCAGAACGCACAAGCCGTAAGGCGTTGGGCTCTACAGAATAGCGATGGAACGACCATCAAGAAACCGGACGGTTCGGAGCAATTTGTCAGCGGCGAGGAAGTAAAAGACTACCTTATCAAAGCCGATGACATCCTCACAGTGCATGCGCCAGCGCGCAGGCAGTGGATCAACAATCGGATGCCGGCAGTCACGTCTGCCCAAAACCTGTTCCCTGACATTTTCAAGCAGGGAACGCCGATGAACAGAGCGTATCAGGCGACAATTAAGAATGCGCCAGAACTGCTCAAGATCCCGCAGCACGAACTATGGGTTGGCCTCGCCCTCTATGGGGAGCAAACCCTCATGGCGCAGCAAAACGCCAAGGCTGCCAAGACCGCCGCTGAGAAAAAGGTTTCGTCTAAGAAGTCAGAATCCAAACCGCCAACCCCTGCCAAGCCGATGAGCAATGCCAAATCGTCATCATACCGTGGTGGAAAATCCGCCGCATCATTGTCGGGTGCCAACTTGGACGATCTCCAGAGTTGGGTAGCCGACAGCCTACTTGGATAAACCTTAATTAGAAAAACTAACTAACATGCCTTCTACAATCGGAGCTATCACTCCAGTCACGGGTCTTAGGGAAGACCTCGCCGATGTCATTCACGTCATCGACGCCAAAAACACCCCCATCTCGTCTGCCGCCAAGAAAGGCGCGGACCTCACCAATGCCGGCGTTTTCAGCTACCAAGCTGATTCGTATAACGATCCCGTCCTCGACGGCGTTCTCAGCAACGCCGATGTCACCAGCTTCGATGACCCGACCAAGAACCGCGTTCTTCTCTCGGCTCGCGGGCAGAAACTTCGCCGCAGCATCAAGGTCGATGACTTCGTTCAGAACGTCAACGACACGGCCGGCGTTGGAAAACGCAAAGAAATGGCCCGCGCGATTTCGCGCTCGTTGGTCGAAATTAAAAGGGATATTGAGTCGGTCATCTCGTCCGATGCCGAGTCTCAGGAGCAGAGCGGCGCCGCTCCGTATAAGACCCGTGGATTGGGTAAGTGGATTGCGGCCTCGCAGACGGACCTCCCGGTCCCTGCCTCGCAGATCACCCCGGCCGCGTCGATCAACACGACCGCGACCGCCTCGCTCACCGAGTCCGAAGTTCAGACGCTCTTGCAGAGCATCTACACTCAGACCGGCAATGTTGCCGAACTGACCCTCGTTTGCGGCCCTGCCCTCAAGCGCAAGTTCACTGAGTTCACTCGCTTCACCACTGGCGCCGCCGGTGCCGGACTGAGTGTTCGCACGTTCACCAACAGCGCCGACAGCAAATCCATCATCTCCGTTGTCAACTTCTTTGAAGGTGATTTCGGATCGTTGAGCCTGTTGCCCTCGCTGTTTCTTGCGAAGGACAACGCGAGCGCCGATGTGCAAAACGCGCGCGGCTACGTCCTCGACATGAGTATGATCGAACTGCGTTATGGTCGCCGGCCCCGCTATCAGGAGTTGGAAGACATGGGCGGCGGTCCTCGCGGCCTCGTTGACGCCATCGTGGCGTTGAGCGTTGGCACGCCCAAGGGCCTCGGCAAGTTCGCCGCGACTTCCTAATCGAACAACTAACCAAGGAATATAACGAATATGCAAGTCTACGAACTGCCCGCTGAAACCAAAGCCGCAACCGGCTACACACATAAGGCCATTGTCACGCACACTGACCTGACCGAGACCACCGCCGCAACATCCCAAACCCTGACGATCATGTCGTTGGTGGCTGGTGACGTTGTGCGCGCAGCCGCATTCAAAGTTGTTACCAGCTTTGCCGATGCCGCCGACAGCGCCAACAACACCACGACCATGACCCTTAACGGGGCTGGCGGCGAGGTTGTTAGCTCGACTCAGGCCAACGCGAACGGAACGCCCGTGCTCTACAAGGCGCACACGTTCACCGCTCCGCGCACGGCGACAGCCGCAAGCACAGTGCAGCTTGTCGCTGGTGCCCCGGCCGCGACAAAGACGCTCGCGGCACTCACGGCCGGAGAACTTCATGTGTTCTTCAGCGTGAACAAGCTGGCGAACCTCTAAGACTACGTCTTAACACACTGTCGCCGAAACGCTTAGCGGGTCGGCGGCAGCAGTTAGGATGTCCCAAATCTGGAATGAGTTTGTCGCCGACTTAGGCGACGAGATGGCCTCCCTTGTCCGCGACGAGCTGGTAGCCGGCTGGAACGCCAAGGCTGCTCTCGCCGCAACACGGCAGGCGCGGATCAAAGAGGCGACCGACCGGCTTGAGCATTGCTCTGTTGATGGCATTGGGCAGCACACCATGAGCGTTGACGCTGACGTTTATTACGCATGGGAGGCCGCAGAGCCGGGGTGCTGGAAAGACAAGGGCTTCCGAGACGATTTCAAAAAACGCTTCCCCGAAACAGCGGTCAACTACACGGCCAGAAAACCCATGGTCGGCTACCGGCCCTCACAAATTACCGGCATCTGTCCATGATCGAAACACCCACCCGCGAGAAGATTAGCGAGATACTGTCTGACATAGATCAGGCAGACGCGGATGGCAGCCAATACATCCAGCGCAAGCTGCGCAACTGGAACACCCGCTATTGCGTCTGGCCGGGGCAAAGCGAAGACGGACGCAAACATGGCTCCGCTATGGGCAAGGCCCCGTGGCCATGGGAAGGGTCATCTGATTGTCGTGTTCGTCTTTCCGACAATATCGTCAAGGACCATTGCACAATCCTGACCAACGCTTTCTTCAAAAGCCGCGTGCAAGTCCAGCCGGTCGAGAGCATGGACGCCGACAAGAAGCAGGCCGCCGAAGCCATTTTGAAATGGTTGCTGTTCCAACATTGCTTGGATGACTTGCGCCGCGAAGTTCGTCTGGCCGCTGAGTTTCGTGAGACCTACGGCTTGGCCGTCATGGCTGTCGATTGGCAGCAGACCACCCGCACGGAGATCAAGCGGTTCAGCTTGGAGGATGCGCAGATGATGGTGCAGGAGTCACAAAACCCGAACCTCGCGGCCATGCTGCAAATCATCATGGACCCGCTGCAAGAAGAGACCGCAGCCGAACTTCTCGGTCAGGTTGTTCCCGAGCTGGGCAATGTCGCTAAAGTCCGCGCCCTGCGTGACAAAGGCGAAGTCGAGTGGGAGAGCCCCTACATCTTTGAATCCAAGCCCGTCTGGACCGCCCTAGAAGCGTGGGAAGACGTTATATTTCCGATCCAAACCTTCTCTATTCAGCGTGCCGCGTTCGTTGCCCGCAGAGAATTGCTCAACGAAGTGGAGTTGCGCGAACGGGCCGCTGTCGAGGGGTGGGACGATGATTGGGTTGAGAGAGCCGCAAAGCACAAGGGCGAGCTGAAGCGTATTAACCTCAACCTGCATCGCTCTGACCAATTCATCTACGAGCAGATGCGCGACATGATTGAAGTGTGGCACGTCTACCGCAAGGAGAACGACCCCAAGACAGATGCCGTGCGTGTCACCCGTTCTGTCATTAGCTACCATGTTCCTGACAAGGCTGCTGTCCATGAGCTGATGCCCTATGCCCACGGGCTATATCCCTTTGTCGAGTTGCCCCGCGAGCGCAGCACCCGCCCGCTCCTAGAGAGTCGCGGTGTCCCTGAGATCACGCAGACAGCCCAAGAAGAGATCAAGATCCAGCGCGACTACCGAGCCGACCGCGCAAGCATCAGCATCTTGCCTCCCGTCCGCGTGCCGGCCAATCGCGGTAAGTTTGATCTGGTCTTAGGTCCCGGCGCCCAAATCCCCGAGCGCCGCCCCAACGAGATCGGCTGGATGGACCCTCCTCGCCCTGACGCCGGCAGCATTGAAGTGGAGAACGCAACACGCTTTGACGTGAA